GTAAACGCTTTATTCATCTAGATATTCTTTCTGCAGATGATGGTCATCCTAGACCTACTGTCTGGACATATTAAATATGCCAGATACTAGTAGCTCTACTTTTGCATATTCAGATGATGAGTTTATGTTAGATAATCCTGCTGCTTATCCAAATATTATAACTAAAGCTGTTTAATGGCCATTGTTTCTCCTGGATTAAAAGATGTTACTGAATCTGAGTCTGCAGAATTGGTGGATTGGAAAAATCCTCCTAGCTTACTTGATCTAAAACAAGACTATTCAGCGGCTAAACCGGCACATACGTTGCATACTGCCGCTGTAGATAGGTGGCTAGATGTGCTAGAGGGGAATCAAGTAATTAATGCTAAAAAAGGTAGAAGTAAAATAGTACCTAAATTAGTTAGAAAGCAAGCTGAATGGCGTTACTCTGCATTAGCTGAACCTTTCTTATCTACAGATGATCTGTTTAATACTGCTCCTGCTACTTTTGAAGATAAGCAGTCAGCTATTCAAAATGGGCAGGTACTGAACTACCAAATTAATTGTAAAATAAGTAAAACTAAATTTATAGATGAGTATATTAGAGCTGCTGTAGATGAAGGTACAGTTATAGTAAAAGTAGGCTGGGAGTTTGAAGAAACTACTAAAGATGTAGAAGTTCCTGATTTTGAATTACAACCTACTGCAGATGCAGAAGCAACGCATCAACAGTTACGTACTATGATGCAGGAGTCTCCTGAACAGTATCGTGCAGAAATACCTTTAGAAGTTCAGCAAGCACACGAAGTAACTATGCAACAGGGAACTCCTGTACTTCCAGTACAAGTGGGTTCACACACAGAAGAACAAACTGTTACTACCAAGAACCAACCCATACTGGAGGTATGTAACTATAATAATATAGTTATAGATCCTACTTGTAACGGGGATATACAGGAAGCAAAGTTTGTAGTGTATAGTTTTGAATCTTCTCTTTCGGAATTAAAAAAAGATGGTAGATATAAAAATTTAGACTCAATTAACTTTGATGATAACTCTATTCTTAGTGAACCAGACCATGCTATTACAGATGATAGTAACTTTGTTTTCCAGGATACAGCAAGGAAACAAGTTGTAGTAAAAGAATACTGGGGATATTGGGACATACATGACACAGAGGAAGTAGTACCGTTTGTTGCTTCATGGGTAGGGAGTACTATTATCAGGCTGGAAGAAAATCCGTATCCAGATAAAGAGTTACCTTTTGTTTTAGTTCAGTATTTACCTAAAAGAAGAAGTATATACGGAGAACCTGATGCTCATTTGTTAGAAGATAATCAAAAGATTATCGGAGCAGTAACTAGAGGGATAATAGATGTTATTGGTAGAAGTGCGAATGGCCAACAAGGTATTCGCAAAGATGCTTTAGATATTACTAATTCTAGGAAGTTTGAAAGAGGGGAAGACTTTAAGTTTAATGCCAATACAGACCCTAAGTCTGCTTTTTATATGGAAACTTACCCAGAGATTCCTAGATCTGCATTAGAAGTATTAAATATGCAGAATAATGAAGCAGAATCACTTACAGGCATAAAAGCATTTACTCATGGTATTTCAGGGCAAGCTTTAGGGGCTACAGCAACTGGTATTAGGTCTGCTCTTGATGCTACATCAAAAAGAGAATTAGGTATTCTTAGGCGGCTCTCTGACGGTTTAAACCTAATTGGGCGAAAAGTTATATCTATGAATGCTGAATTTCTTGTTGATGAAGAAATTATTAGAATAACTAATGATGAATTAGTTGCTATTGATAGAAATGATTTAGGCGGTAAATATGATATTAGATTAAATATATCTACTGCTGAGGCTGACAATGAGAAAGCACAAGAATTAGCATTCATGTTACAGACAATGGGTAATTCTTTACCGTTAGATATATCTAAGATGGTTTTAAGTGATATTGCCCGACTAAGGAAAATGCCTGAGTTAGCTAAAAAAATTATAGAATATCAACCTCAGCCTGATCCACTAGCTCAACAGAAAGCACAGCTAGAACTGCAGTTATTACAAGCACAAATAGCTAATGAGACTGCTAAAGGACAAGAAAATGCTATAGATGTTCAGTATAAAACAGCTAAGACTAAAACTGAAATGGCTAAAGCTAGAGGACTAGACAGTCAGTCTGACTTAAAAGATTTAGACTTTTTAGAACAAGAATCTGGTGTAGGAAGGGAACATGAGAATCAAATAACTTCGTTAAAACACAATCAAAACATGGAATCTAAAGATCATAGTAGATTATCCGATCTTGATAGATTAGCCTTTCAAAATATGGCACAACCAACAGATAGTACTCAACAATAGTATTGATAGGGTGTACTATTGAAGGAACAAGTAAAACTAAAGGTACATATGGTCATTGGATTTATAGAGGATCAAGTACATTCAATCAAGTATTTCAATGTGTTGAAGAGTTTGAACCACATCAAAATAAAGAATGTGAATAAGGAGTGTTAATGGATTTTGATGTAATAAATAACTTAGGATACTTTGAAGTAATTGAAATATCAGTCTGGTTAGGCATAATGTATTTTGGTAAGTGTTGGATAGACAACTTTTTTAAAAAGGAGATATAATGCCACAAGGTACAGGAACATATGGAGATCAAGCACTTAAGCCACGCCTCCGAAGAAAAAGAAGAAAAATATTAATAGAATAGGAGATTCTTTATGGCGAAATCAATGAAACTTGGTGGTGGTGGACGATTCAAAAAATTAAAGACTAAATTGAGAAAACAGGGCGCAAAGAATCCGGCAGCATTAGCCGCTCATATTGGAAGAAAGAAATACGGCAATAAGAAAATGGCATCAATGGCTGCTAAAGGCAGGAGAGGAGCATAACATGCCTCAAGGAAAAGGAACATATGGAAATCAAGTAGGTCGTCCACCTAAGAAGAAAAAGAAGAAGAAAAAAAAATAAAAGAATTTAACAGAAAGATAGTTATTAATATAAGGAGATAGTATGCCATTTATAATTGCAGGAGTAGTAAAGAGTATGGCTTTCAGTATGTTAGGGAATTCTGGCATAATTGAAAAGGTGGTCATTTTATTGTTAGAAACACTTGCAAAGAAAACTGACAGCGATGTTGATGATAAGTTAGTTGCTTTGCTAAAAGAATCACTAGATAAGTCGAACAAGTAGTTCGATTTACTAATCCTATGTGGATTGGAACTAGACGACAATTTAATGGATTGGTTATAGGAGGATTAGCAATGATGATCACAAAGAACTTTTCTGTAAATGAGATGAAGTGTCATTGTGGATGTGGTGAGGATTCTATGGATATGGACTTCATGGATATACTACAGGGAATTAGGGAGGATATGAACAGACCGTTGAAGATTTCTAGTGGTGCAAGATGTATCAAACACAATATGAGAGTCTCTTCAACAGGTAAGAACGGCCCCCATGTACCAAGAACTGAAGGTACAAAGGCAGCAGATATTATCATTAGTGGCGCAGATGCTTTGAGACTTATTGATTCTGCTCGTAAGCATGGTATAAGTGGAATTGGTATCTCACAGAGAGGTAGCCATGCAAAACGCTTTATTCACATAGACACACTCTCTGCTGACGATGGTCATCCTAGACCTACAGTCTGGACGTATTAATTCTCAAAGGGTAGATCATCAAATGCTTCTTTTAATGTTTTCTCTTGAGTTTCATTTGATTTAGAAGCTCTACTAACTTCATCTCCAGCGAAAAAAGAATTAAGAACAAAGAAAAGAGATTCCCTTTTCTCTCCTGTTTTAGTCTCCCATTTTTTAGTTTTAGATCGACAGTCAATTTTAATCAATGTTCCTTTTCCAATTGTTTTCTTAACTCTTTCTGCATTGTCATAATATGCAGATATTTTTCTGTATTCTTTAGGTTCATTTTTTCTACCTCCTGCAAGTCCCATAGAAAAATTACACCATTGAACTTCGCCAGTTTGACCATGTTCAGGTTCAGCAGTTACCCAACCTATAAAGAAAGACTTATTACACACATCATCATAAGCCATGTT